AGAAAATATGGTCTAGCTGATGTTTATGAAAATAAAGTAGCTGGAATCTACGTACATCATAAAGCTTAATAAAAAAATAAAGAAAGGAGAGATTTTGATGAAAACTGTGGGATTAGTTATCAAGAAAAAATCTAAAGACAAAGAACCTAAAACTCAAGAAAAAGAGCCAAAGACTCAAGAAAAAGAGCCAAAGGTAAAAGAAGAGAAAGAATCTAAAGACAAAGAAGAGGTGTCTGAAGATGGCAAAGTTCAAGAATAAAAAAACAGGTTTAGTTATTGAAGAGAATTTAGATTTCTATGTTACAAAAATGAGGAATAATCCTAATTTTGAAGAAATAAAAGAATCTAAAGAAACTAAATCTAAAAAAGAAATAAAAAAAGAAGAGGATGTAGAGTCTATTCCTCAAGAATAAGGGAGTGATAATATGACTCTTTATGCTGATGCGGCTTACTACCAAAACATATATGGAGGTACAAAAATGACCGAAGATACTGTTATTGAAAGTAAGCTAAAAGAAGCTCAAGAAAAGATTGATAGTATAACTTATAATAGAATTGTAGGGATTGGTTTTGATAGATTAACTGAATTTCAAAAAGAAAAGGTACAAACTGCAATGTGTGTCCAGGCAGATTATATGTATGATCATGGCTATAATGATGAAAACGATGCCGATATTTCATCATATAGTGTTTTAGATATTTCTGTTAATGTTGATAGAAATAATAAAGACACAGTAGCTAAGAAGAATCACATGAGTGAGAGAGCATATGATCTAATAAAACAAACTGGATTAAATTGTGGAATACTTTAATGGCTAAAAACATTAAAAAATTACCTTTTCCTGATTGGCTTGCCAACACTGATTATGAATTAGTATTAAATACTGAAGGAATATCAGAAGATGGTGAGCCAGTTAGTTCAGTTGAATCTAGTGGAAAATGTATTTTTAGTGAGAAAGCTAGAAGAATTATAGATTCAGAGGGAAAACAAATAATATTAGCAGGTAAAGTCATAATAAAAGGTGATGTTGCTCCATCTCTAAAGACTGTTAGTGATGGCAATATAACTATAAATGGAAGAACCTATAATATATATGTTGGAAATAGACCACGTAATCCTGATGGAACTATTCATAGCACTCAATTTGAGGTGATGTAATGAAAGTTTCCGTAAAGCTAAATCATTTTAACATTGCTATGATCAATAAAGACCTAGAACAGGCTTTAGTTGAAACAGCAGATGCTACAAAAAGTGATTTGCAAGATAGTCAAACAATGCCGTTTGATACAGGTGCACTTCAAAATAGAAGCACCTATATCGATAAAAGTAATAGTTCTAAAGGTATTGTAAGTATAGTTAGTGATACTCCATATGCTAGAAGGCTTTATTATCATCCTGAATACAATTTTCAGACTGATAAAAATCCACATGCAGGCGGATTATGGTTTGAACCATACGTTGACGGAAATAAGAGTAAATTTTGTGAAAATGCATTCAAAAGAATTGTAGGGAGAAAATTTAAATGATTATTTCATTAAAGAAAATAAAGGATTACTTTAAGACTGAATTTCACTGGACTGATTCTATTTCGATAGGAAAAATAGATCAGAATCAGGAAAAAGCAGTATGTTTTTATAATTCTAAAAGAAATCTCTTTTATTCACCAGTAATTGGTGGAAAAGAAAATAAAAGTACATATATAAAACCTATTACAATCTTATTAAGATATACAAAAAATCAAGATAGTGCCGAAATTAAGGCACAAGAAATATATGAGTTCTTTGAAGAAAGAACTTTTTATATTGATGAAAAAAGAATATTCACAGTGATGAACACTAATAATCCTATCGACTTAGGTAGTGATGAAAATGGAGTTTATGAGTATTCAATAGAATTAGATCTATATATCTATAAATAAAGGAAGGTGTTGATAATATGGCTACAGTTACTGTAGGACAATTTGCTGTTAGCGAATGTGAATTCTCTGTTAAGGTAGGAAACGAATATAAAAGTATAGCTGATATAGAAGAAGTAAGCTTATCAGTAGAAAATAATATTGAAACATGGTATTCAATCGCTGATGGCGGATGGCAAAATGCTTTACTTACTGCAAAAGCATTAAGTGGATCATTTAGTGGAAAAAGAACATTAGGTGATGATGGAAATGATTACCTAGATGGACTAAGATTTAATATAGGAAAAGCTGCAGAAGCAGATTTCAAAATTAAATTCCCTAACGATGCTGAATTAACATTTACAGCAATCGTAGGAATTACTGACATATTAGGAGCAGCAACAGATGTTGCACCATTAAGCGGTGATTTAACTGGTAAGGGTAAACCAACATTTACTCCTGCAAGCTAATAAATGCTTCTTAAATAAACGAGGGGAGCTAAAAACTTCCCTCTTTTTTTTATAAAAAAATATCACAAAAGAAAAGAGGAATATAAATGAGAATAATTGATACAGGAATAACAAGGGAAATGCTAAGTGGAGATAATCATCCACAAATAAAGATACTAGATAAATGCTATACAGTAGATGATAGACAAAAAACATTTGAAAAAATTCAAGAAGTTCAAAAAAACACAGAAATAAGTGAAAAAGAAAAAACAAGAAAAATATATGAATTAGCATTAGGAGTAGAAGCAACAGAAGAAATTCTAGCATTAGATCTATCTGTTCAAAAGAATATTTATTTATCATATTGCATCATGGGAGCAATAACTGGAGAAGAACCTGATAAATTAATGCAAGAAGCTAGAAAAAACTAATTGTCCCAGAAAGTTATTATGATAAAGACTTTGACTGGGATTTAATTGTTTCATCGTTTGCTCAACAGTATGGAATAAGACTACATAATGAATATGAGACCATATCGTATCAAGAATTTAGACAATTATTAATTGGATTAAATGGAGATACACCATTAGGTAATGTAGTTCGTATTCGATCTGAAAAAAATGCTAAAAAAATACAAGAGATGACAAATAAAGAGAAAGAAATTAGGAGAGAGTGGGCAGAATTTAAAGCTAAAAATCATAAACAAGAAAAAATATTTGTTTCAAAAGAAAATATCGATAAGGTATTTTCTAAGATTTTTAGATAGAAAGAGAGGTGAAACATAATGGCAAGTAAAAGTGTTGGTGCTGTAGCCTTTGATTTGGAGTTAAATAAAGGCAAATTTAATTCAGGAATAAAAGATTCTGCAAAAGGTGCTGAAAGTGTACTCGGAGCAGCTATGACAAAAATAGGTGGCTATGTTGCAGCTGCCTTTTCTGTTGCTGCAGTAGTTAAATTTACAAAAACAGCAGTTGATGCAGCTAGTCAAGTTCAATCAGCATGGACTGGATTAAAATCTATAGCTGATGGATCAGGTAAATCTTTTGCATCCGCTCAGAAGTTTATAAATGAGTATACTAAAGATGGTTTAGTTACAATAAATGAAGCTGCAACAGCTTATAAAAACTTATTATCAAGAGGCTATGACACAACACAAATTCAAAATACAATGAATGCACTAAAAGATAGTGCAGCATTTGGTAGACAAGCAAGTTATCAGCTAGGTGAAGCGGTAGTAACAGCAACAGAAGGTTTAAAAAATGAAAACTCAATCTTAGTCGATAATGCAGGTGTTACTAAAAACGTTGCTAAAATGTGGGAAGAATGGGCTAAAGCTCATAATACAACTACAGGAGCAATGACACAAGCACAAAAGATAGAAGCTGAGTATAACGGTATCTTAAAAGAAACACAATTCCAAACTGGAGATGCTGCTACATATACAAAGACATTTGGTGGACAACTTCAGATGTTAAAAGCTTCATTTACTAATTTAAAAGTTGCTGTTGGTGAAGTTGTAGCTCCAATAGCTAGTTTGTTTATACCAATTATTAACACAGCAATAGTGGCTGTAACAAATTTCTTTAATGCCTTAAAAAATGTGCTGGCAGCCTTTGGGTTAGAATTTCCTGAGGTAGTTTCAAAAAGTACTTCAAGTATATCTAATATGGGTAGTTCAGCAGTAGATGCGGCTGAAGATATTGCATCCACAGGCGGAGCAGCTAAAAAGGCGGCTAAAGAAATAAATAAAGCATTTGCTGGTGTTGATGAAATAGAAGTATTAAATACTTCAAATAAAGCAAGTGGTGGTGGATCTGCTGGAGGTGCAGGCGCAGGAACATCTGCAACAGCTACATTCGAATCTGACGGAGCAACAAGTGCAGTTAAGAAAACAAGTGGTGTTTTAGATGCTTTAATGGAAAAATTCAAAGAACTAAAAAATTTATTTTTAGATGGATTAGATATAGGGTTTAAAGGTGCTTCTGTTAGTCAAATAATAAAATCAGTAGAAAATATAAAAAAATCTATAGTGGGTATATTTACTGATCCAAAAGTATTAAATGCAACTGATAATTTGTATAATACAATTTCATATAATCTAGGAAGAGTTGTTGGATCCGTTGGAAAAATTGGAACTAACATTGCAGCTGGATTAGTAGAAGGAATAAATAGATATCTTTCACAAAATGCTGAAAGAATTAAACAAAGTATTGTAAATCTATTCTCAGTAGAGGGTGAACTTTCAAATACGTTTGGTGAAGTATTCCAATCTTTAGGAAAAATATCAGAAGTATTTAGCGGTGATGCATTTTCTAATATATGGTCTGATTTATTATCAGGAATATTAAATCCAGTAATGAGTTTATTAGAAATAGTTTATAAATTAGTAAGCGATGTTCTTAAGAATGTATTTAAGCCTTTAACAGATAATGCAGATCAAGCAAAAGAAACTTTTGAAGGATTTGCTGCTTCTTTTGAAATAGTAATTAAAACAATATCTGAATTGCTTACAACTGTTGGTGAGACTCTAAATGCAATATATGACAATGGTATTGGACCACTATTGAATGAAATAGGAAATGGTCTAAGTGATACATTCAGTAAATTGTTAGAAATCTATAATAAATATGTAGCACCAGTAGTTGATACTATAGCAACAACATTCTATGAATTATGGGATCAACATTTAAAACCTGTTATAGAAAAAATAGGTAGTGTAGTAACAAAATTGTTTGAATTAATAAAAACATTATGGACAACAATTTTAAAACCATTAGTAGATTGGATCATAGGAGTTCTAACACCAGTAATAGAAGTATTAATGCCAGTAATAGAAGGTCTATGGAAGACTATAACAACAGTATTAGGATATCTATTCGATGCAATAGGCGGAATAATGTCTGCTCTAGGTGGACTAATAGACTTTATTATAGGTGTATTTACTGGAGACTGGGATAAAGCCTGGGAAGGTATAAAAACATTCTTTGGCGGTATATGGGATGCTATCAAGAACATTGTTTTAGGTGTTTGGGAAGCAATCAAAGGAATAATAGGAACTGCTATTAATCTAGTTAAAGATATTATTGAGAAAGTTTTCAATGGTATAAAAGATTTCTTTACAAATATTTGGACAGGAATCAAGAATTTTATATTCTCAATTTGGGATGGATTCTTAGAAAAAATCGATAAGATATTCCCAGGTATGAGAAACATTATTGAAACTGTTATGAATGTAATAAAAACAACAATTTCAAATATTTTAAACAGTGTAAAAACTGTATTCACAAATATATTTGATGGAATTAAAGATACAGTAACAAAAGTTATTAATAATGTTAAAAACATAATAAGTACAGGTTTAAATATTGTATTTAATATCTTTAGCAATATATTTAATAGCATTTGGAATACAATAAGAAACATTTGTAATTTCATATTAGGTGGAATTGAAGGAATGGTTAATGGTGTAATCAAAGGTATTAATAAGATGGTTAAAGCTTTAAATGGAATTAAAGTAACTATACCTGATTGGATACCAGCGGTTGGAGGTAAATCATTCGGTATTAATCTACCTACAATAGGTACAGTATCATTACCTAGACTAGCTAATGGTGGTTACGTTGAAAGAAATAATCCACAATTAGCAATAATTGGTGATAATACACGTGAAGGTGAAATAACAGCACCTGAAAGTAAAATCTATGATCAAGTTAGTAAAGCTTTAAAAGATAATGGTGGAGGAGTTAAAGAATTAGCAATAACTATCTACCATAAATATGAAGATGGAAGAACTATAATTCAAAAAGTAAATCAAGCTCAAATCGATGCTGGAGAAATATTATTACTTACTTAGGAGGTAAAATATGGATAAACATAAAATAATTGTAGATAGTGTGGAATACATAGTTGATGACATTAGTTTCGAATACACTCAACTTGATGGTGAAGAAGCAGGAAGAAGTGATGATGGAACAATGTATCGAGATGTTGTAGGAATGATAAACAAAGTATCATGTGATTTTAAAGATTCTGATAAATGGAATGGAGCAACTCTATCTAATTTATTACAATTAATAAAGAAAAAGAGCTGCTCTTTTAATTTCTTTGATCCTATGGCAAATAGTCGCATAACAAAGACTGTGTATGTTAAGGCAGATCAAATACAAGTATATTTAATTGATGGTACTTTTTATGCAAAACCATTTCAAATTAGATTTATACAAATGGATACTGATACTGTATGATAAGTTCAAGTAGTGCATATAAAAATCAATTAAATAATAGTGCCTTATCACCAAAATCAAAAATAGTAGTAGACGGTGTTGAATATCTAGGTGATGTAATCAAAGAAGCACCAAAAATAAAGCATTCGTCTACTAAATTTATAGGAACTTTTCCAGCAAAAACAGTAAGCTTTACAATTTACGACTTAGAAAATAATATAGATTTTGAAAATAAAGAAATAACAGTGTATAAAGGTATGGTTGTAGGAAATTCAATAGAATATCTAAAACAAGGTATCTTTATACCAAAAGCATCAAACATTAAAACAAATATAACTGATAGAACAGTTTCTTTCACAGATATACAAGATAGAACACAACTATTAGAAAATCAATACACTTCACAGTTAGACTGGAGCAATGATCAAAAACATACAGGACTAGAAATAGTTCAAGAAATATGTTTAAGACATGGAATCACTCTAAAAAGCAATAGTTTTCCTTTTGCTGATTATGAGTTTAAACAGCCTAATTTTTCTGAAACAATAACAGATAGAGGTGTATTAGCTGCTTTAGCTGAAATAGGTGGAGGAATAGCTATATTTGATTATAATGGGCAATTAGAAATAAAAACTCAATATGATACTGAACATATTATTGAAAGAAAAAAATATGAAAAACTATCATATGAAAGAGAAATAATTATAAATACTGTTGTTTTAGGAAGAGATGGTGTAAATAATGACATTGTTTATCCTGAGACAATAGAAACAGAAAGAGTAGAAGCTAAAATACTAGACAATCCATTTGTAGATCTGTATAGAGAAGAAATGATTGAAGATGTAGCTAATTATGTAATAGGAACGTCATACGTTCCTTTTAATATTGAAGGATTTGTTGATGGTTATATGTATGAATTAAATGATTCAATAACAGTCATAGACAAGAATAATAATCAATTTACAGCTACATTATTATCTCTTGAGAATACTTCTAGAATTAAATCTAAAATAACTGCTCCTGGATTAGAAAATAAAAAGACTGAATATAAACTAGCTGGAAGTAGTAGACAAGGTTTGGATCAAGTAAAACTAGATGTAGATCATGTAAAACAAGAAATTACTGCAGTTGCAAGTCATATGGAAACAATAGATGTTACTGTTGAAAATAATTATCAAGAAGTAATATCAAAGTTCGATGATTATGCTCCTGTAAGTGATGTAGTTACTTTAGAAAACAGTGTTACTCAATTTCAAAATGATACTTATACAAAAACTGAAATAAATACAAAATTAACAGATGGGTCTGTTACTAAAGTTAATACTATAAGCGGAACATTTGATGAAAATGGTATGCATTATGAAAGAAGTGGTGCACCTACTGCTACAACAATTAATCATGTTGGTGTAGAAGTTGAAGGTTCTACTTCGGGTGAAGAATTATTGTTTGCGGGATACGATGAAAGTATACAACAAACCATAGTACGAACAGAAAACTTAACCGTAAGGAAATATTTAGTAGTTGGAGAAAATTCAAGAATTGAAGACTATGAAAACGGAGGAGGAATATTCGTATTATGATAACATTAACAAAGAATTGGCAAACAATAGGAACTTATAGATATCAACCTGGAACAGGTTTTATCTGTGAATTTTATTTAGATGCAAAATATAGTACACAAGATATACCGAATAACAAGACGACTATTCAAACAAGATTAAGAAGTGCTGTTATACAAGGTTATGGTAGTGGTTATAATTATTCGTTTAGCTGTAGTTATGCTAACACCGTAAGTGGTACTGGTTCATGGAATTTGGAAAATGAAACTATAACTAATGGTGAAGGTGTAATATCTCATGAAAACGATGGAACTAAAAATGTAGCATTAAGTGCTAATATGAGTATATCAGGTATAGGAATGAGTGGATCTATTAGTGCAACAGTAAGTCTACCAACAATACCTAGAACAAGTGATATTGCTTGTACGAGTCCTAAAGTTGGCGATGTAGCAATGGTAACATTAACAAGAAAAGCAAGTGCATATAGAGATACTGTTTCTTATACAATAGGATCGTTAACAGGAACTCTAGCAACAAAGACAGCTGATACATCAATAGCTTTCAATACAAGTTCAATAGCTTCAAGTATTTATACTCAAATGGGTTCTACAAATAAACAAATTGCAGGAACCATGACAGTTCAAACCTATAATGGCGATACATTGATAGGAACTAAATCAACTAACTTTACATTATATGCAAAAGAATCTGATTGTATACCTACAATAACAGCAACAGTTGTGGATGTTAATAATACTACAACAGCTTTAACTGGTGATAATAATAAAATAGTAAAAGGTTATTCTAATGCAAAAATAACTTATACGATTACAGCTAGAAATGGAGCAACATTAACTTCTAAGACAGTAAATGGAGCAACATTAGGAACAAGTCCTTATACTATTAACGGAGCCACTACAAATGTGTTTACAATAGTAGCTACAGATAGTAGAGGATATTCAAAAACATTAACAATTACAAAAACATTAATAAATTATGTTCCTTTAGCTATTAATTTTAATGCATTTAGACCAACTCCTACAGGAAGCGAAATAAAAGTAAATTTCTCAGGTAATTATTATAATGGAAGTTTTGGATCTACAAGTAATACTTTAACTTTAAGTTGGAAGTATAGATTAAAAGGTGCTTCAAGTTGGACTAATGGTGGAAATTTCACATTAAATACACATTATAAGATATCAGGAAATACTTTCTATAGTGGAACAGGATCTAGTGCTTCAGATATTTCATTAAGTACTTCGTTATTCCCATATAACAATGTATATGAAATAGGAATTTTCTATGCTGATAAATTAATATCAACTAATACAGTTAAAGCAGTTCCAAAAGGAAAACCTATTGCTAATTGGGATGATGAGAACTTTAACGTAAATGGAAAATTAAATGTTGAAAAGGCTGCTAGTTTTAAATCTACTTCCACATTTACAGGAGCTTCTACATTTAATGGAGCAATAAATGGAAATAGTGGTGGAACATTAAAAGGAAACTATAAGTTCCAAAATCCAAAAAACATACAAGTCTATAATGGATCTAGTTGGATAAATCTATTTGTAGATTAAGGAGGTCTAAAATGAAAAATATGTGGAAAACTCTCACAAGCATGTGGGGGGGGTACAAATCGTACTTATCAAAGAAAGGAGGAAGTGTTTAACTTCTTCCTAACCTCTAACGAGGTGGTACTATGAAAATCAATCCTGCTTTAATTGATTTATCATCAGTAACTCCTGAAGTATTATATAATGATGCAACTGGAACAAATGGAACAGTTACATTATCAAATAGTTCAGCAAACTATAGTTATTTAGAAATATTCTATAGAAATAATGATAATCAATATAGTAGTGTAAAAGTATATAATCCTAATGGAAAATATGTCAGCTTATTAACTACATATATGGCATCAAGTTATTTTATGCTAAAAGGAGCTAGAATTCAAATCTCAAATGATAAGATTAATAAACTAGGTTACTATGAGGGAAATGCATATAATCAAGCAACATTAACAAGTAATGCAAATAATACCTATATAACAAGAGTTCTAGGATATAAATAGTACCGAAGAAGTAACACAATAATGTTATGAAAAAGTTAAGAAAATGGCTTGAATATATATATATATATATATATGCCATTTCAACAAATCAAGAGAGGAGGAAGTGTTATAACTTCTTCCTAGCCTCAAATAATGAGGTGGCACTATGAAAATAAATCCAGCTTTGTTATATGAGAGTGGAGATAATTATATAAAATATGGTGATGGTACTGCAATAGTATGGGGAACAACAACTATTTCTTTTAAAAACAATGCAGCAACATATAATACAATAAATCTGCCAATTACTTTTAAAAATACAAATTATGTAGTTCAAGAAACAATAAAGCAGTTATTTAATTATCACTCATCAATTACACCACATCCTGGAACAAGAACAACTACTACTTGCCAAATAGGAGGATGGAATGATTGGTCTAGCACAGTAACTGGATATATTGATTATATAATTATAGGAAAATGGAAATAGT